TCAAAAGTTACCATTAGCAACTTGAAAACAAGTCAGACCTAGTTCTCTCCACATATCCACAACCTTATTTCTGTCATCAAAAATACACAGGATATCTTCTTTATATTTGGGGTAAAATTTTAAAAGCCAAGAGCGCTTAAGAATCTCATCTGGAGTATATGTGTCCATTTCCCTAAGCGTTAACTCGTCATACATAACATTATTCTCTGCCAACCATTTGACAGTCTTTTCTTTGGCAATATCACCTCGAGCAGAAAAAATGTGGATTTTGTAACCTAGATGCTTTAAAGCATTTATAGTAGTAATTACCGGTTGATTGGGTATATCCTTGTCACAAGCAAGAAAATATGAGACCCAATCAACTTTTTTAACTTTTGTCTTGTCAATATAATGGCTTCTATGTTTGTTTAACGCTAAAGTACCATCAAGATCTACAATAACTACTTTACTATCCATAACTATTTTATTAATTTTCTTATGTCCTGATGTGCATTAATAAGTTCTTTTCTTAATCTAGTGAATTCTGAAAAATTATATTCTTTATGAATTTTTCCATGAAGAAGAATCATTCGACCATCATCAGTTAATTCACAGTTGCAATGTGCTAGTGTATTTCTTTCGACCTGTATTCTGTGTACAAGTGAACCATCTTTTAGAAGTTCCTCCCCAATATCTCCTATTAATTCTTTTAAAGAAACTCTTACATTATCAAAAGTTGTAATAATAAAGTTATTGGCAGCGTCTTCTATAGTAGCTATATTCTCAATAACTTTTTGTCTTTCTTCTACTTTTTTTAATAGGCGTGTTTTTAATTTAGTTAGCACCGCTTCACTTTTTGTTACATCACCATGCTTTGAAATATCTATGAGTATTTTTCTAATTTCAAGATCCATTTTGCTAGTTTCTGACATAACCACGCCACGAATATTATTAATGTCAGACATTTTTTTTATATGGTCTTCTATTATTGGTTCTATATCATCATAGAATGTATCTCTATGAACAATAAAGACACCATCAACTTCACTCTCATATAGCTTTTTACGAAGGTCTTGAGGAACCTGACCACTATAAAATACCATATCGGTAAAAATCTTACTTCTAAGGTGGGCAGCAATGCTAAGTCCATTTTCACTCTGTCTCCCTAGGTCATAATCAAAAATTATTAGATCATAAGGATTGTAAAAAGCCAATTTATTGGCCAAATTTTCTATTTCTTCTGCTGTAATACTATCTTTATGTATTATATCTGGTATGAACCCATTATCAGAAACTAAGAGCTTAAGGCGTTCAACATCACCTTCAACGGCGTCAAATTGGTCTTCAAACCAAAGAACTTTATATTCAACTTTCATTATTTTCTGAGCCTTATAGATATTCTAAATCCATGAGGTGGTTGTTCTTCAGTGATGAAAATTTCTCCACCCATTTTTTCGATTTGTTTCCTACAATGAAACAATCCCAATCCTGAACCTCTAGTTGTTGTTACCCCTTTTTCAAAGATTCTTTCAGTTTCTAAAATAGAATGGTCTAGCCCCTTTCCATTATCAGTTGCTGTAATGTTCAGGACACTGTTCCCTTCGTTTTTAAGGACAAAATGTATGAATGATGACCTTGCTTTTTTTGAGTTACTTACCAAGTTATCCAACACCATTCCTAACTCTATAGGCGTAAATGTTGTAACAAATTTCTTGCTATCTGAATCCACTTTTATCTGAATTCTACTATTATATGCCGTAGAGATTCTTTCCAAATATTCTTTAATATAGATAGCGATATCATCTGTTATTTTTGTAGAGTCCAGTTTAAAATTAGCGCTAGTAGCAAATCTTGACGTTGTCATTATTTTCTCAACGGATTCTAATAGGTCACTTAACGAACTGGTTAATTCATCTTTATTTATTTCATTATCATTATTTAATTTTATTAGAGTAGACGTGATTTTCTGTTTTGCAGCTGATGTATATATTATTATTTGGTGCAGGAAGCTTTCTAGTTGATCAACATCTCTATTTTCATGTGATAAAAGAAATAAATTTCTTTTCTTTTCTTCTTCATAAGCAGAATTAATTTTCTTAGCCTGAAGTTCCGCCAGCTGCTTTAGCTGACTCTCTTGATCAGCTTTTATTTCCGCTTGGCGCTTTAGATCAGATTCTTTGTGAGCTCTTAGCTCTGCTTCCTGTTTTAGTCTATTTTCTTCTTCCGCTCTTTTCTCAGCATCGGCGCGAAGCTTCATTTCAATTTTTGTTTGCTTCTCAGCTTCAAGTCTGGCTTTTAGCTCTCTAGATGCAATGTTTCTAGCTTCTTCTTCTGCTTTTTTCAATTCAGCGAAGCGTTTTCGTGCTCGCTCTACATTTTGTTGCAGCTCGTCGTTCTGTAAATTTTCTGCTATATTAGCTAACTTCTCTACAGAACTTTCAAAATAAAGTGACTTCTCATTTAATACATCAACTAGGTTTCGACTATAATCCACTAGTTCAATATCTTTAGCTCCAGCTAATTTTGATACTAGCTCAATTATATTTGCTCTATTCTCGTCTAGGTTTAGTCGTTGAGCGGTTTCATGATGTTTATCAATGCTGTCCTGCCAAGTTACCCCAACTACATACTGTTCTAATCTACGAATACATTTTTTAAAAACATATTCAAACAATTGTGAGGATGCCTCAGTTTCAACTAATCCACCGTCACGGCTAGAAGTCTCTTTAAACTTAGTTTCCGGACCCGCGATATCAACACGCCCCATTATGTCCCGGGTACCGAGCGTTCTAGAGTGACCTTGCTGGTGCCTTCTATCTATGCCCCAAGAGTCATCTGTTTCATCTCCAATGGGCATAACCCGAAACCCATTCCTAAATAAGAAAAGAGAGCCAAATGCAACTGAGTGTATCCCTGTACGCCTCTTAAATAGAGCCTTGGCTGACTGGTTCAAACTAAATATTTGGCATGAGAATTCTGAATCTGCCAATAGAGGATATTGACTAGTTCCCTCTTGAATACAGTATATTAGCTCACCTCTATCGATAAGTGTGGTGACAAAGTGATTGTTTGTGTCTAGCTCAACCATAAGTGAGGTGGTCTTATCTCTGAGAATATTAAAAATATCATTCACAACAGGACCATTAACTAGCGATGGGGGATCTATTGGATCAGCAGGATTTAATGAGATATTTTCTGAGTATTGATTTTGTAACTTGTCATCGAGTGCTTTCTCTCTTTGACAGAACATGTTCAATGTTATTGAAGATGTAACGTTACCGAAAGGATTTATTAATTTAGCTAGATTAGTTCTCAATCTTTTAAGCTTGGTTCTGTCCCAAGAATCAGGTTCTCTTAGGTCCGAAATCTCAAGTATGACACCGGCATTTTGATGATGTAATATACCATTTGGTAAATAAAATTTTGATGCAACTTCATGTTTCACATCTATGTTTTCAAATTTTAGTTTTGCATCTTTTTCAAATTTACCCCAATCGACATCTAAAATATGAACACTTTGATCTTGCACAGATTTAGATTGTAGTCTAAGTCTTCCACCAAGTCTGTCGCAAGAGAATCTACCAACTCCTTTATTTCCAGCATATATTTTGTGAGATTCATTATCTTCGGAGCCATCTTTTTTTGCGGAGTATGCGACGAATAACCATTTATTTACAAGATCCTCGTAGCTCATGCCTTTGCCATCATCGATAATAAAGATTTTCTCAATCTTTCCATCATGATCTTCAAATAATAAATTTACGTTTTTAGCATTAGCATCAAAAGAGTTCTTGACAAGTTCAAAAATTGCGATGAAGTCATTAGTAATTAGATCTCTTCCAATTACAGATTTTAATGCTGAACTTATTTCGAAATGTAGTGGTTTTGATTGTTTATTTTCCGTCATTTTTTACACCTATTTCGAAATCCCCTAGCAAAAGACCTAGCGCTTCACCAAGAAGAGGTGGAACGGCATTACCTATCTGTGTATATCTCGGACATTCTTTTGTTCTACGGTTGCCACCCGTCGTATACTTCCCCAAAATGTCAAAACTATCAGGAAAAGACTGTATTCTTGCCATTTCTCTCACTGTCAGAATTCTAGGCTCTGAATAATGCAATAGATCATCCGGTAAAGTTGTCAATGTTTTAGAAGGTTCATTTGCATTTAACACTGTAATAGCTTGTTTTTTAGTCCCAATTTCTAAAAGCATGGAGTTATTCAGGCATTTCCCTGGTTCACAAATACTTTGAATTCTTTGAAACTTTTCTATCGTCTCGGGTTTGTGACGTGCCAAACGTAGACTATTTGGTTTCTTCAAGCCTGAATTTTTTCGTATAACTCTTAAATATTTAGATTGTCTTTTTGGCGGAATATAATCAATCTTTTTGAATCCTTTTTTTTCACTTCCAGAATGGTGTGCTAAATTATTTTTACTAACTAATAGGTCACCTATTGCATCACAAACTTTAACTCTTTTAAGTGGCAAACCTTTAGTAATTAAAAAGTCTCTTCTGCTTTCTTCTAATATGTCAAATGGATTTTTAAAGTCTTTATTAATTAATTCGTTTCTTATCCCTATCATAATAAATCTAATTCTATTTTGAGGTACGCCGTAGTCTGCACTACACAAATAATTAGTGAAAATGCTATACCCCAACTTCTCCAGTTTATCTTTTATAATTATAGATTGTGGAAGCTTAATGTTTTCCTCGTCGTTCGTTTTAAACGGAGTGTTAAAACCTCTAACATTTTCTAAAAGAAGGTATTTGGGAGATATTACTTCTACCATCTTTACATATTCTTCAGACAATTGATTACGAGGGTCTTTTGCATTTCTTCGCCCCGCTAAAGAAAAACCTTGGCAAGGAGGCCCTCCGGCAATCAGATCAACTTTCCCTTTTAGTGCTCTCAACTCATCTAAATAGTTCGCAAATACGTTTTGAATAGTATTGGCTTCAATGGGCAACCATTCTGGCCAATTGAAATGGGAGTGTACTCCATCGATTAAGTTATGCTTAAAGGTAGAAAATGCCATTGGGTCTTTTTCAATAGCAAAAAGGCCTTCCCAACCAGCATTACCCAGTCCCAAAGATAATCCACCACAACCCGAGAAAAGGTCGATATAAGTTCCTTTTTTACTATTTTTCAACCTCTTACTCATCAAAAAAACCTTTAATTTTAGTTATATATGCAGAAGCCGATTATAATATTTAGTAAGTAAAATACCAGGTGATACGTTAAATATTCTACAACTTTTTTGAGCACATTTTACACAGAATGGCCCCTATTTTTGTTATCAGTAGATGTGCACTTAGCGCTGAGTAAGAGCTATTCAATTGGGTTTTAGTTAAACTGCTCTGATGCGTTGACCATCTTTCTGAATGAACTTCTCATAGTCCTTATTCTTGCAACCCATCCTCTTATGGCCATTTACTAATTTTTATTATTTGTGACTGCTTCCATTACTGTCCAATACTCTGTCATGCTTCCTTTTTTGCGAAGCTTGATCATCCCAGAGAAAACAGCCGTATCTGCAACATAAACCTTTTCGCCTTTCTCAAACATCACGCATTGTCCAGACAATATGCCAGCAGTTAACCCCTGAGAGAATGCGTCCATATCTTTATCTACAGCGTAGCGGAGTAGCTTGTCATAGTAATCTCTATCTTGGCAGCCGATGTTTTGGTCTCGAGTGATGGTTTTCTCTAATGCACTGGCGCTAAGACTAACTAAAGCTAACGCAATGATGGATAGTTGTTTTTTCATTGAAAACATCCTTGTGAGTGTAAAGAGTTGATCGTTGTTAACAGCGTTCTAAAACGCTCACCACTTTACCGTGAATGTGAGTGGTTTCGCTGTTAACTGCGTAACGTTCCCCGTTGTCGAGTAGATACACTTTACCATCTGGAAGCAACTGCATCTCGCCGATTTTGTAAACATCATTAATCCGGTACAGGTATGTGCCTTCTGTGACTGTCTTTTCAGCGCAAGATACGAAGAGTAACTTGTTTGCTGATTGCAACACTAACGCCTTGTGCTTGGGGTTTAAGCCAAAAGCTTGCACGGCTTCTAGGTTGAAGTGATAGTCCTGGCTGGGAACCAATTGACCGTTTTCAATATGGAAAACGCTTAGGCTTGTCTGCGGTTGGTGTTGCTCTGAACTCACTGGTGTAACTACGGATGGTGTGGATGGGGATACACTAGGGAACTCGTTTCCTTGACCAAAACACAAGTATTTAAGACTGACGCCAGTGATAAGATGAATTCTTACTAGCAGTTCATGTGGCACTGTATTCCTTGTCGTCCAAGTTGAAAATGTACCAGCTGTTATCCCCAACAACTCGCCAAGTTCAATTCGTGTTCTGACTTTAAACAAGTGGATTAATCGCTTGATTAATGTACGACCTCCATCCGCATTTATCGGCTGAGAAAGTGTCTGTCGATTTCGGTCTTTTTCATCAAATGAATATTTATCTGGCATCCTATCTAACTGGATTCCAAAACAAAGGTATTGCATTGGAACATTTGTAATCAAATGAATGCGTATTAACAATTCGAAAGGAGTGCTGTCTCTTGTCATCCATGTTGAGATTGTACCAGGTGTTACCCCGATTAACTCACTAAGATCGCCTCTGCCCCTCAAGTTAAACAAGTGAATAAGTCGAGATATAAGCGTCTTCCCACCATCACATCTAACTGGCGACTTTAATTCTATTGAATTATTTTTTGTTTTATCATTGCAATTAACATTCATATGATCAACAATCCATTTGTTTGATAAACGAGCGCCACAATCCGCCAAGATGCAGAGCGCTAACAATCGAGGATATCACAATGTCAGAAACAATCCCTGATATTCAGCTGCAAGTGCCTACTCCATATGTGACATATGAAGAATTTGCACGGATCACAGGGCTACCTTACAACACCGTCAAACGCATGGTTTATGACGGCCGTCTGCCCGTCCGGGAGAAAAACAATCCCAAAGAAAAACCCATGATCAACCTTGTTGCGCTGCACAAGGAAGCGGGTTCCAAGCCAGTCGCTGATCCACTTTCAGCACATCAACACACCGCATAACGCAGTTACAGCATCGCGCAATAGGGAGAAAGCCGCCATGTATGCAACTCAAATGAATATACAAAAAGGCGCAGGACAGCCGCATGTGCTAGGAGCTATGCGCCAGTTCGCTGATGCCGAAAACCTTAATGAAATAGCAGACCGGGCAGGGCTGCGGTCAGCGCAGGTTCTGCGTAACAAGCTGTTAGCAGAACAACCTCACCAGTTGACGATTCATGAGCTGGTGAAGGTGACGCTGGCAAGCGGCAACCGCTGTCTGGTTGATGGCATTCTGCTGGAGCTGCAATGTGCGCCATCAGTGGGCATTAAACAGCTGCAAGACGCAGCGAACATGTCACTGACAGACCGGGCACTAGAGATAACAGCCAATGCCGGACAACTGGGCAGTATTGCTCTGGATGCCAAAACAAAGCGCGGTGTTACTAACCGCATGAGGCACGAGGCTGCGCGCAGGGTTGCGCTGGTCATGAGTTCCTTAGCCGTTTTTATGTCCGAAATTGAATCCCGCTGTCAGTCCATACCTGTGCTGTCAGTTGCCAGCGATGTATTTCAAGCAGGCATGCCAATGCCTGGCCTGTCGTAAGAGGCTCTAAATGAATACCGCATTTTTACTTGCCGCCCGTTTTGAAACGCCAGCCGTGGAGCTACGCAAAATCTGCCTGGAGTTTTTTGGCATCAACGCCAAAACCGCAGAGCAACACGCTGCCGCGCAAAAGTTGCCAGTACCGACATTCAAACTGCGCGATTCGGGCAAGGCACCCACTATGGTCAAAATCGAAGATCTGGCTGCTTTTATCGATGCCCGTCACGCCGCCGCGAAACGTGACTGGGATGCCATACAGCACGCTAAGGGGAACATCAGATGAACAGTTGCCAAACGGTAAAGACGCGCGATGGCATGGTGCCGTTATCCAGTTTCAAAATGACGGGAGAACAGGCGATTGCCACTATGCGCAAACAACTGGGCAAATCCAGTTTGGCCGCCGCCTACGACAAGCTGACAGGTCAGCAGCGCGCCATCGTGCTGTTTGCTGCCCGTATCAAACCATCAACAGCTATAGACACGCCGCTGTTGCAGTTGCCTATGGCCCAGCGTGAGGCAGTACGTATGGCAATCATCAGTATCGCCAATTTGGGCAATGCCATGGCAGGTGTCCCGAATGGGCGTGAGCAGATCATCACCGAACATCCTCAGCGCAAGCCAAAGCAGATCAAGCCAAGCACTCCGGCCAATACCAATCACACAATCGACATCAGTGAGTTAGCTGCCGAGTTAGCCGCAGATGTAGCACAGAGGAAACGGGCATGAAGTCAGGTATGGGAAATTATCGCGAATTAGTAAGAAAGGTGCCGACTGCGCCAACAGTCGGCCAACAAATGGTAGGTAACCAAATGTCACTGCAGAGCATAACACCGGAACAGGCGATTGCAAGAGAAGCCAATGACGTGATCCGGTCACTGTATTTCACTACACCGGCCTCACGCGACAGCGTTGAAGCCGCACTGGATTCACTGCACGCCGTTGCCAGCAGCATTGCGCCAACGGTAGCCAAGCACATCAATGTCAGGCTGATAGCCTTGCGCAACCGTATTCATGTTCCGTTGATCCAGCAGGGGGCGTAACTATGCAATTGGATATGAACAACATTCAACACCGCCGCCTGCGCAAACTGCTGGCTGAGCTGGTTGGGTTACATGCCAACTGTTTGCACACTCAGGGCGTTGAGTCAGCGCAGATTTACCAGAGCATGGCCGTAGGTATAAGCCGCGTTTGTGCTGCGGTATTAGTGGATTACGCGGCTGCTGACGCCTGCCTCGAAGTACATGAACACATGTACCAGCATGATCGTGCCTTTATTGCCAGTAAGCGGTCGAACACACAACACTGGGCAGGTGAGGCGCGGGCTAGTGACATGAGGGCCAGTGCATGAGCCAGCATTATGAAATATTAGAACGGCTGCATTTGCGGCCGTCATTCAACTCTGCCATTAGCCTTGCGGCCTGTTTCAGTGAGAAACAACCCGCGCGCAAAGTTAGCCAAGCGCAGCGCCGTAAGGCTGCTGCTCGTCGCCGCATTGAAGCCCATCAGGAGCGCATTGCTATCGCGCAATCACTTGGTTGCAGCCCTCGGGAACTGGGGGAGCTGTGACTACCTACGCCGCTGAGTTGTTGGAATACGTTATCTGTAACCTCGGTATAGCCAGCCGGAATCTCACAGAACGTAAAGCCAAAGCAGAAGCCTATCTGGATGCCAACATTGGAATGGACAGGCGCGACAGAACATCTGTGCCAACTGCTGGCGTGTGTGTCATCACAGATGACAGCAAGGAAAACTGATGGATCTTGCCAGATTTGAACGCCAGTCCGGGTTAGCTACCTCGGCCATTTTTATTAACTACAAACAGCGCGATGATCTGCGCTGGTGCTTGCAGCAATTGGAATGGCTACCGGAAGACATTGCCACCACGTTATTTGTTGATTACCTGAGCCGTTATAAACGCAACGAGCGCAGCGCCAATATATGGTTGCGTACTCGCTGCGAAACCATGCACAAAATCCTCAAGCGGTTTCCTGTACCACTGTTTCATATGAGTACCGAAACCCGCCGAGCCGCATTGGCGCGGGAATGGGCTGACCGCTGCCAGTTGCTGCTGCACCAAATGACCGACTACGGCCACAAGCAGGTAGATGCAAAAGTGCTGATCTCTGCCGTGCGTCAACCGGCTGACCAGTGGGGTATCTGCCCGGCACTGCCATCATTTGAAGACTATGAAGCACGTAAAGCAGTGGGTGAGTTTGAACGCGATCCAAGCTTCTATAATGCCGTGTTGGGGGCTGTTTGCCGTCTGACAGACGATAAATGGTGGACTCGCCAGCTTGAGCGTATGTTTCGCCGATATCAGGAACATGCCGCCATTGTCGTTGGCAAAGTCCGTGCAGGAGTCTCGCCTTATGTTTCTAACAAGTCACTGCGCGACTACAAAGCGCGAAAACAGATAGCGCAGGCATGGTTGAACGGCAACTTTGTGATCAACCGTGATCATGATTTGGAGATGTTGTTAGCTGATGCTGTGGCTGCCAGTGTTGCCAATCCACAGAATCGCCGTAATGAACTCATGGTGCGGATGCGTGGCTTTGAAGAATACGCCAAGGATAATGACTACGTTGGCGAGTTCTACACCTGGACGGCTCCGAGCCGATTCCACAGTTATGTCAAAAGTAAAAAGGGAACAAGTCACGCCAACAAGCGTTATCAGGGCGCCAGCCCAAGAGTTACCCAGCGTTATCTATGCCACCAGTGGGCTAAATGCCGCGCTGCGCTGGCACGTAATGAGGTTAAATTTTTCGGTTTCCGTGTAGTAGAGCCGCATCATGATGGCACTCCACATTGGCACTTGCTTCTATTTGTGAAACCAGAGCAGTTGCGTTTGCTGCGTTCCATTATGCGCCGCTATGCCCTACAGCATGACAAAGCTGAGCTGGCACCACCAAAGGGTCATCGTGGGCGCAACTTTCAGGGATACCGCCCACGCTTCGACTTTAAAACCATTGACCCCGAGCGTGGCAGCGCCACGGGCTACATTGCCAAATACATCGCCAAGAATATCGACGGTGCATATGTCGCAGATGATTTTGAGGCTGAAAGCTCAGGTATTCATGGTGCCGAAGGTGTAGCCGCCTGGGCGAGTCTTTGGGGGCTGCGTCAGTTTCAACAAATTGGCGGTCCATCTGTCACAGCATGGCGTGAATTACGCCGAATCCGCGAACCCCTGAACAGTGAAGACATACTCGAAACCATCCGCCGTACCGCTGATAACGCCGACTGGCAGCGCTTCATTGAAACCATGGGCGGCGCTTGCCTGCCTCGCGCCCTGCGCCCAGTAAAACTGATGAAAGCGATAGATGAAGCCGCAAACCAGTACGGGGAAGATATCACCCGCCTGCGCGGTGTCATGTCCGCCACATTAGGGGCGATCACCAGAATCGAAGGCTGGGAGATTTCACGGCAGGGACTCGGGCAGACAGACGGCTCCGCTGTTGCTTTTGAAAGCGGCGACAGCCGCGCAGCTTGGAGTTCTGACAATAACTGTACGCGAGGATCAAAAACACCAGAAAAGGATCAGCGATTGATCGCTGAACTTAAAAAACTGGGGGTTGAAGCGCGTGATCTTGCGCTACTGCGACAGGGGGCAGTTATCAATTCCGAGGGATCCTTAATTCGCTTGCGCCGCTCAGGTCAAACCGGGGCTGAAATGCTCATCGTCAGCCGCGCAACCGATGCCGCCGAAGAAAATAACGCCGATTTTCATGATCTAGACGCCATCACCGAGGCCGAGCAGCGCCAATACATCGCCACAGAACGCCAGCGCCTACGCCGCGAAGCGTGGAAGCTGATGGAAGAACACGAACACCAAGACGGCGACATAGAGGACTGGATCAACAACCAGAGCAGCATTGAGCTATCGCAGCTCGCCATCGAACAACTTACCGACGTGCTGGAACTGGAGCGCATCGAAACCGCAATGCACAACAAACGCCAGCGCCAGCAAACACAGCAACAATATTGGGAGGACGTTGAAGACTATGCCGACTTCTAGCTGCATTTATGACATGAACAAACAAGAAGACAGGGACCGATACGCCGCAGAGCAGCTTAAAAGCCGCCAGTGCTTTGAGCGCTTCCAGCGCTGTAGAAATATGCTCGACAGCAGCAGATCACGCCAGCAAATCATCGCCTGGTTAGACTGCCTGCAGCCAGCAGAAAGGGAACGTTGCCGACAGGTACTTAACGACATTAAAAATGGCCGCAGAGCAAAAGCGGAGATGAATACATGATGCAAACATTGCTCAGAGGTATCGAACAGGAAGCGACGATCATGGATTTAATCAGCCTCACTGATATTACCAGCGAAGGCATTATAGGTGGCCTGGTAGATTACTACGTGCGCGGCCATAACTTGACCACAGCTGCCGCCTTGAACGGCCAAACTAAAGGCAACTTAGGTACCGCAAAAGCTACATTAGAAGCCAAAGCAATGATCGTGTACCGCATCAACGAACGAGAAAATGCACGAAAAGGTTATGGGTTCACTCAGAACAATTTGCAAATGGAGGTAAACCAGTGATCATCACCGCTACCACTCAAGTGAATATTAGTCAGCAAGAGATAGACCGCATTACCACCGCTAGGCTTAATCAGTTTTGGCTGCGGATGAATGTCACTGCAGATAGTTTGCGTATAGAAAACGGTAACCTAGTTGTAGATTACACCTTAGCCGGCGGGCATGAGATTAGCGAAGTATTGCGTAAAGCAACTGAGTTAGATAAAGCTATTTTCACCGTGCTAATTGCCCTATCTCACGGTTGATACTGGACAACTGCTAGGTTGGACGTTTGAGCCCTCATCATTATTTTTCATCGTATTTATTTTCATGTAACAGCTTATCGTATAACAACAATATCGTTACTTATCATATACATAATAAGTAACGATGTTGTTGTTAGGATAAAATTTTTGTGGTCTGCTTTAGTCCAATAAGACTGGCGTAAACAGTGAAAATTACTTGTTAGGATAATAGATGTATTTTTTAGTTTCCTGATATTAGATTTTTTAATGGAAACTTGTGCTGTAATTCTGTAACTATGTGAATATTATTGATTATTTCTATACGTTTATTTACTTTGATGACGTTGTTTAGAAATATTTACGGAGTAAAAAATGTGTTGTTTGCGGTTACATCAGATTGGGTTACTGACTGGGATGATGGCCGATACAGATATATCTGAACGGGACAGATCTGCAATCACAGCTCTTATTGCAGAGATTTCAACAAAGCCATGTGACGAGATACTCAAGATAAAATCCACTATTCCTCGTGCTGCACATCAAATGAATTCAATAGCGGAGTGAATTTTTGGAGTTATTGGGGTTATTCTAATTTGACGATATAGTTAATTGGGGTTACTATAACCCCACATTAAACAGGTGGGAGGTTTAGTGAAGAGTGCAGACCTGATTAAGCTTTTGGAATCCAATGGATGGCAGCTTGTCAGCGTAAGAGGAAGTCACCATAAATTTAGACATCCAGATTACGAAGATCCTGTGGTAGTTCCTCACCCAAAGAAAGATTTAGGTAAGGGATTGGTTCAAAAGCTAAAACGGCAGGCGGGGCTATAAGCCCCTCCTTATCCCTCACTGAACTGATAGAAGTAAGTAATGGAGCAAAGTTATGTTATATCCCATTGCAATTGAAATTGGCGATACCGACGTGGCATATGGTGTGGCATTTCCTGATTTGGCTGGCTGCTTCTCTGCGGGTGACACTTTAGAGGAGGCGTTATCCAATGCTAAAGAAGCCGCGGAGATGTATTTAGAAGACTTGGCTGAACGTGGAAAATTACCGCCTCAAGCAGGTGATTTGGCAACATGGCAGAAAGATCCTGAATATCAGGGCTGGGCGTGGGCAGTTGTGGACGTAGATATTGAGCCATACATGGGTAAGGCTGCGAAAATCAATGTCACGTTACCAACTTTAGTGACAAAACGCATTGATGATATCGTTAAGCAGATGCCCGAATATAAAAGCCGCAGCAACTTTTTGCAAATAGCAGCAATGCGCGAGTTAGCACGTAGTAAAGAGCATAGTGATAGTGCAGCTTAAATTGAGGCGGAAGCGTCTTTGTTCCCATATAGCCGCTGTGCGCAGTGGCTCATAGGTAGTGTTACTTTGCCAGGGGTTTTTATGGCCGGTGGCACTACCATTCGTTGCACTTCTTCAATTGCAACAAACGACATACCACAAGGTTTTTCACCTTCGATATTGCTGCACACGTACAAACGTTCACGAGTACAGTCACTCATTTGTTTAGTTCGGCGCAAGTGAGCCCGGCCCCCACAGTTAGGACAGTACATACCATTTCCATTACCTTTGCTCATGTTACTAAGTCCTCATTGTTACTGCGCACATCTGTAACGCATGATAATTGGTTAATTTATTTAAATATTGTATCAAAAAAACAACCATGTGAATAAGTCTTAAAAATCAATTTGAATTGTTTTTACTGTCATTTGATAAGTTGTTTCTTACCTCAAACTCCAACTGACTCGTATAACCTGAGTCTCTGACCTCGTGCCGTACATTGACCAGCAGCCAGCCGAGCTGGTCAATCTCCTGCTTGAAGCCTGATACCGTCACCGGGCATTCTGGGAACAGTGTTGGATCTCCTTTTGCCAGCGTTAACTGCAAACGCGCCACCCCGCGCTGCAATTTGTCCCATTCTGCCCTGGCGGCACGTTTGGCGTTCTCTTTGCTGGCATAGATGTGGCGCAGGATTTTCACGTTGTCGTCATCACCAACCAACACCTGTTTGTCATTCTTAGTGGACTGTCGTTTAGCGGTGAGGCTCTGGCGTTTCGCGCCTCTGGTGTCCTGCCAGTAGGCAATCACCCCAGAATAGCTTTCGCGGTCGGCCACGTTAAAGCTGTGACGGTCGCCGCTGCTGCGGGTAATGGTGCTGACCGGAAGCGCTTGCCCGCTGCCGCTTTGGGCCTGTCCGGCTTTGATAAACAGCAGGTTGTCGGCTTTGACAGTAGCTATGGCATCAAACTGCTGCGCCAGCCGGGTGAGAAAGCCCGCATCGGATTCGCTGGCCTGGTCAATGTGGTCAATCAGTTCGCTGGCAAGGGCCTGGGTCACCACTGCTTTCAGCGTATGGCGATTGGCGATGGTATCCACCAGAGTTTGCACGGTGATGCCATGCCAGCTTTGCTCCTGCAGTTTTTGCAGACTGCCACGCAGATTGGCGGCATTGCCGCGCAAGGTGAGCACATCCGGGGGACCGCTGTGGCTGATTTCATCAATGGTGTAGCGGCCTTTATCCACCAGTCCTTCCCCCTGCCAGCCCAGCAGTACCTGCATGCTGGCCCCTTTTCGGGGTAACTGCAGCTGGCCGTCACTGTCATCCAGTTGCAGCTCCAGGGTGTCGGCCTCAAAGCCCCGTTTGTCTTCCAGTGTCAGACTGATAAGCCGTGGCCGGAGTTTGCTGCTGATGTCCTTGCCATCCACCACAATACGGTAATCCGGCTGCATTACAGGTTCCTCAAATCGCGCAGCAGGTTAATGCTGCTGGTCAGTTGCAGCAAACCGGGCAGGTCCTGCTCGTCCACCCGTTTTAACTCGATGGAAAACTCAATCTTGCGCGGCGCGCCATCATCAAAAAAGGCGCTACGGCTGCGACTGATTTTCTCAATGACGTAATGACCATAGACCTTGCCGGTGCCATCAATCAGCGGGTAGGGCGTGCCCTTGTCGGCCATCTTCACCAGTAGTCCCAGCGTGAGGTCGTTGCCGGTAATTTCCGGTACCAGTACCCCGCTGAGGGTCAGGCTTTCATCTCCCGGCCCCAGGAACTGGCTGACTGGTCTGGCATTGACCCGGGCATTGCTGGGATGGCGCCATGGCATGGTCTGCTCGGTGCTCTGAAATGGCACGGTTTTACGGCTAAACACAAAATACCCCAGGGTCATCATCATGGTGGTTACTCCAAATCCTGCAGGCAACTGCGAAGGCGCGCCTGCTGTTGTTGTTCGCGGCGGTCCAGCTCTTGACGCAATAGCGTCAGGATGGCCTGGTTATCCATGCCAGGTTGCGCCTGGATGGTGATAGGCGCATTGATGCCAGCATCGATGTAAACCGCTGCGGGTTGGCTCGGCCGAGGGTTGGCACCCTGTACTTGGGTCAGGGTCAGTGGTGGTGTTTCTTGTACGCCGGGTGTGGGCAGTTCCGTCTCGTTGGCGGTCGCCAGCGTCGGCGAGCTGGCAATGCCGAGCGATAGCGTGGTGGCCTTGAGGGTTTTACTGAGACTTGCCACCGATTGCAGCGGGGTGTCGCTCGAGCGCTCAAGCCCCAGCGATAAGCCCTGCATGGTGTAGTCACCAATGGCGGCAAATACCCGGCTCGGCGAGTGAATACCCAGCAGGTTTTTCACCCAAGCCACCGAGCCGTTGATGATGTTACCCAGAGAATCCTTAAGGCCGGTAAACTTGCCCTGGATGCCGGCGATCAGCCCATCCATGATAAGGCTGCCCAAGGTGCTGAACTGCTGCGGCAGGCTGCCCAGAAAGGCTTTGATGTCGGCAAAGTGACTGGCAATAAATCCCATGGGTGACCAGCTAAACACCTGCTTGATAACATTCCAGCCGGCCATAAATCCGGGCTTGATGGCGTCCCAGAACTGCAGCAGGTATTGTTTAAAACTGTCCCAGTGGGTGACTAACAGATAGCCGGCCGTCACCAGCCCCGCAATCCCCAGCACTATCCAGCCAAACGGCGTGGTGAGTAGCGCCAGCGACAGACTCCGTATCCCCAGCAGCAAGCCCTTGAACAGTCCGGTGACCAGTCCCAGCCCACGGCCGAGGGCGGGCAGTGACTTGATGCCGAGCACGCTGGCGCTGTAGCGCAGCATGGCAAATGGACCGATTAAGCCGGCTATCATCACCGCCAGCCCGCCGCCGGCCGCAGCCAGGATGGAGATAGCCAGTGCGCCCTTGAGCAGGCCGCTTGCCAGTGCCGGGTTGGCCTTTACCCAGCCGCCGATGGCGCGCACCACGTCGGTAATGTCCCGGACAAGGCTGCGGAGGTTATCGCTATCGCCTTCAAACAGCTGGATACGCACATCATCCACGGCGGAATAGAGCGTATCTAAATCGCCTTTGATGTTATCAGTCATCACCTGCGACATCTGTTTGGCTACGCCCCGGCTTTCGGTGGCAAGCTGCCGGGCATATTTGGCAAAGCCCTGACTGCCGGCCTGGCCTATCAGTTCATTCATGCCGCTGGCAGCTTCTTCACCAAACAGGGTCTTGTAGATGCTCAGGCGGTCGGCGGAACCCATCTTTTCAGTGGCCTTGGCAACATCGGTCATCACCGTGATGATGTTGCGCATGTTGCCTTTGGCGTCTTTGGTATTGACGCCCAGTTCCTCAAACAGTGCCTTGGCCTGTTTGGTGGGGCCGGCCAGACGGTTGAGCATGGCACGCAGTGCGGTACCGGAGTTGGATGCTTGAATACCGATGTTACCGAGCAAACCGGCAGCGGCGGCCGCTTCGGAAAGCTTCATCCCCGCCGTTTGTGCAATCGGCCCCATGTACTTCATGGTTTCAGCCAGCATCTCCAAGTCCACGTTAGAGGTGGTCATGGTCAGTGCCAGCACATCGGCCACCTGGGTCATCTCACTGGCTGGCAGCTTGAACGCGGACAGGATGTTAGAGCTGATATCGGCGGTGCGGGCTAAATCGATGTCGCCGGCCTTGGACAAATCGAGCATGGACGGCATGGCGGCCCGGATGCTCTCAGGAGTAAAGCCGGCCATGGCGAGGAACGCCTGACCGCGGGACACATCGGTGGCAGTAAAGCTGGTATCGGCCCCCAGTTGCCGGGCCTGTTGGCGCAGTGCTTTAAGCTGTGGGCTGTTGGCATCCAGACGGGTGAGCGCCTGCACCTTGGACTGGGCGGTCTGGTATTCCACCCCGGGTGCCAGCAAGCGCGCCCCGGCATAGAGTCCGGCGCCACCGGTTGCCATGGCAGTAGCGCCTTTGCCGGCGAGGGTTGAGGCAACGGCTCGGCTGTTGGTCAGTTGCTGGCGCGCAGCGTTGAGCTTTTTCTGCTGGGCAGAAAGCTGCGCTAACCGGTCTTTTTGTTGTTGGAGCTGGTCATTGGCGCGTGCCAGTGACGCGGAAAGTTCCCGCTGATAGCGGCTTAAGTGACGGGTATCAATGCCCGCTTCACGCAGGGCGCTGCGCTGTCGCTGCTGTGAGATGGCCAGCTGTTGCTGCTGGGTCTTGAGCCGTACCGCTTCACGCTGCGCTGCCGCATAACTGCGGGTCAGGGCCTTGCTTGGTGCGGTGCTGGCCTTCATCTCCTGCGCCAGCCGGGCCATCTGGTCCCGCGCTTCTTTAAGCTGCACCGAGGTCATGCCTAGCTGCTTGGCGGTGTTGCGATAGCCCTGTACCTGTCGGGTCTGCTGCTCCAGCTGCTTTACCTTGGCGCGAGTCTCTTTGAAAGCTTCTTGGGTTTTTAAACCGGCGCCGCGCATCTTTTTCAGCGGGGCGGTGACCTTGTCAACGGCGGCTAAAATCACCTGGAGCTGTAATCTATTCATCGGCATTCTCGGCGCTATTCATTTGGTTCCAGCGGCTCACCGCCAGGGTGTGCCAGTGCTGCAGTTCATCCAGGGTAAAGGCCGCCATTTCGCTGGGCGGCCAGTGAAAGATGATGGCAATATCCGCCATCAGGTCATCTACGCATCCGGGGAGCTGGGTTCCCGCAGCTGCTTCGGCAACAAAAAATTGGCGACAGCGCCCCCTAACAGCAGCAGGTCTTCCGGCTCCAACTGGCGCGCTTCGTCTTTGGTGAGCATCGGACTGGAGATACGTGGCAGTAGTACCGTGAGGGAATTGACATCCATGTTGAGAATGTCATTGAGGTTCAGGCCGCGCAGTTCGCCGGCTTTGGGTTTGCGCAGGGTAATATCGGTAATTTGTGTATCACCGCGCGAAATAGGGTTGTCGAGCGTGACGGTTTCAGTGCTCATGGGATTTCCTCAAAGGTAAACGCTAAAAAATCCCCATGCCCAAGGCGGGCACGGGTCGGGAACAATCAGAGGCCAATGGCTTTGCGGTGCTCGGCCATGCGGTCAACACCATCCGGGCCGATTTCAATCATGTTGATGACATCGATTTCATGCAGCACCTGACCATCCAGTACCTCTTTGTAATAGGTGCAGCTCATGCTGGCTTTGGAGGTACTGTTTTCACCATTCTTGAAGGTGCCACGGTCAATCTCCTTGAAGCGGCCGCGGCAGACGATTTCAACGGTGGACACGTCGCCGGTGTCATCGCGCTGGAATGACCCGGCAAAGCGCAGCGGTACGCCATCAATCTTGCTGGCTCCCTGGCGCTTGGTGATGGCTTCACTATAGCCAGCGAACACAAACTCGATATCCAGGGCCGCATCATCCAGCCCCATGTCGATATTGGCGGCGCCGGGCATGCCGCCACCGCGATAGGGGTCAAACTTGCGGGTCAGCTTGGCCGGGGTGAATTCTTCTGCTTCACCAACCCAGCTTTCGCCATCAATAAACACGTTGAGGTGTTTTAACTTACGGGGTAATGCCATGGGAATTCCTTATGCCGCTGCCACGGCGGCAGCAAAATCGGCCAGATAGGTGTCAGTAATGCGCTGCTGGAAGGTCAAATCTTCCAGTGGCGGTACCGGCGTGTAGTCATAATCGATATACAGCTTGCCCGCCTTGAGGGTGGCGGCTTCGTTGAGGTCTTCGTTGTACCAGGCGCTGCCATCGACAATGTAGCCCTGGCCCTTGAGTTCGCGGAACTTGGCATTGACGCCTTCGATAATGTCTTTCACCAGTGTGGGTGTCAGCGGTTTATCGATGGCCCACAGGTGCGCATCGGCCACGGTGTCGGCCAGTACCTGCGCGGTGCGGGTGTAGTTTTCAAAGGCAAACAGCGGATCTTCGGTGCAGGTGCGTGAGCCCCAGAAGCGAAAGCCGTCCTGCCGGATGAGGGTGGTGATATCGTGACTGTTGAGGTACCCGGCATCGGTATCGGGGTCCTGCAAGTCCCAGAATACCTGCCTGGAAATACCGGTGACATTCGGTACGGTGACGTTGGACAGCGTCTTGTGCCAGCCCACGGTCTTATCAATGTAAGCGCGTAAGCCCAGGGCATAGGCGGTTGCCGGCACGGCGCTGCTTTGTGCGGTATCGGTGTTGAACTCGATAAACTCCGGCCAGATCAGCATCAGTTCGCGGTCGCCAAAGTTCTCGCGGTAAGCGGCCACCGCTTCTTTGGTGGCGCAGTCATGCGCGTAGGCGTAGACAAAGGCGCGCAGTTTCTTGGCAACGGCACACAAGGCCGTGGTCACTGGCAGGGTATCGAGTCCTGGCACCCCCAGAATACGGGGTTTCACGCCAAGTTGTGACTGTGCTGCCAGCAGCGCCTGTATACCGGTGTACTGGCCGTCTTCGGTGACGGTACCAATCACGTTGGCAGAGGTTTCGGCGTCATCGGCACCACTGGCAACCCGCACCACGACGACGAGCGTGTTCACCACATTGGTGATAGCGGTCAGCGCCTGTTTCAAGGTGCCGGTTTTACCGGCCTTGCCAATGGCATTTTTCGGGGTGGTCAGCAGCACCGGTTGGTTCAGCGGAAATTGGTCAACATCAGCGTCATCGCCAGTGGCGACAATCCCAATCACCGATGTGGCAACAGTTCGGATGGTGCGGGTGCCTTCGTTGATTTCAACGACACGCACACCATGGTGGTAATCAGACATAAAGTGGGCTCCATGAGGTTTGCAAACTCAGCATTACCAGCGTTAGCTTGCAAACCCATCAGGAGCCTGGCAAAGGCTTGAGGGGGTGACTCACGCGGGGTAATGGACGGCGTTAACTCACCGTGTATTTGTAACCATAAATGCGGTGTACCTTGGCGTTTTCCGAGGTGGTGACAAAGGTCTGGTTGTTGCTGCTGAAATAGCCCCGGAAACGAATGCCATCAGACTGTAACAGGCACACATCCAGTCCCAGCGACCTCACCGCATTGAGCATGTCGGTGGGCAGAAAGCTCATGGCTGCATAGGAGCTGTCATCACCGCCGGCAATTACCACCAACCCATCAAAACTGGAATACGGCGCGGACAGGGTGAAGTTCCCCTGCGCAACGGCAGAACCCAATAGCAGGGTAAAGGTCATCTTACCGGTGTGGCTATGGGCCGAGGGGGTGAAACTTGACGGTTTGCTGCTGACTTCATTCCAGGACGGCCAACGACTGGCGGTGGCGGGAATACCGGACACCTGACTCCAGCTGTGGCTGTGCGAGGATGCCGCAGCACCCACATCGGCGGCCGTCAAGGAGATATCGGCAGTCAAGGGCTTGCCGTTCACCTTGCGGGCGGTCGGGACATAGTCGTGCGTGTGGGCCGCCGGTGGGAAGGTGGCGGGCTTGCTGCTCACTTCACTCCAGGCGGGCCAGCGGCTGGCAGTGACCGGGATATTGGCTACCTGACTCCAGCTATGGGTATGTGTGGCGGGTGCGGCGCCGACTTCTGCGTAGCTGGGCTTGTGCCCGGTGTGGTAGATCTCGTTAAACTGGCCCCAGGTGCTGGCGTCATACGTCTGCTGTCTGAAGCCGATGCGACCCGCGCCCGATTTGTCCATGCACAGCAGGTTGGACACCTTTACATCGGTGCCGCTGTAAGCTGAGATCCACAGGCAATCACTCCAGCTTATACCTGGAACACCCCCCAGACCATTATTGCCATTGCCCAGCATCTGGTAGCGCAGTTTGCCCGAGCCAAAGAAGGACGGCGCCGCCAGTCCCCCGGAAACATAGTTGTTACCACCCAATTCCGTGTGACTGTGCCCGGCTGGGGGAAAGCTGGCAGGTTTGCTGCTCACTTCACTCCAGGACGGCCAGCGACTGGCAGTGGCAGGGATACCGGACACCTGACTCCAGCTGTGGCTGTGTGTGGTGGGCGCAGCGCCTACATCGGCGGCATTCAGTGACACATGGCCGGTACGGCCATTCACCGAGGAGACCGCATCGGTGTTATCCACCTTGTCCCATTGGCTGCCATTGGAAATGAGCCAGTCGCCTAGCTCGAAGGTAAGGCCAAACTGGCTGCCAGCCACTTTGACAATGTAGTAGTCGCCTTTCTTGGCGGGCACGCTGGGCAGCGCTGGCACGTTATTGGCTGCATCCCACACGCCTTTATATTCGACCTGACCTAGTACCGAATCGTTGATCTGATTGAGCGGGATTTTGGCGTTGGCATCCAGGGTTGCCACGCCGCCGGCTACCCCGCGGCTGGCCTGCTGCACATAGCGGGCATCGAGCTGGCTGTTATTGCGCACCTGCTCGTTACCGGTGCCGGCATAGCGATAGCCCGCCACCGCATGATTGCCCCAGTGCCAGGCGGCATTCCAGTGGGCCACGTCTTCCAGACCGCTGTCAGCAAACCGCAGGTTAATCATCTGGGTTACGCGCGCACTGTGGACGGCCAGGTGGCGGTCATCCAGAGGTGAACTGTCCTGTGTCAGTTGCAGCAGCCCCGGTACGGATTCAGTGCCTGGTGGCAGCATGAAGCTGGTATCGCCGGTGATGTTGATAAGCGCAGCATCGGCAGCGGCCAGCTTGATATCCACCGCCAGCAAGGCCACGGCGCTCGGAGTTTTCTCCAGAATGACTTCCGGCTGTGAATACACCGCGAACAGGGTGTCATCATCGCTATAGAGGCCAAAGGCGATTAACTGGTAAGCATCATTGGATTCATCACGGATAGTCACATGCAGCGTGTCATCATCGACCAGTTCGCCGGCAAAGGTGTCCAGGCGTTTGATTTCCTTTGGCAGCGTTGTGACGTCGGGGGTGGCGTCAAAGGCGGTTTCACTCAGGCCAATCGCGGTAATGGTGATGGCGTTGGTGCCGGTATTCTGGGCGTTGATAAGGGCGGCGCGGCCCGCCGCGGTGATGGTGAGGTTCATACAGCTAACTCCAAGCGGGTGTAATTGGCGGCGCGCACCGCGCCGGCCAGCAATAAACGGGTGTCGGCAGTCAATGAAGCCTGGACGGTCATGTATGAGCGCGCCGGTTTCACCCGCGTCACTTCATCAATGATGTCCTGCTGAAACTGGGCGGTAATGCTGGCGCCGTCCATTTCCGGGGCGTTAATGGTGATATCAAAGTGATGGGGCGCGCCTTCACGGCTTTCCCGCAGTGCCAGTGCCGCCCCAAAGGACTCCACCACGGTACGCACCGATTGGGCGGTACCCTGGCGGCGTTTGGTTTCAATAGCGCTACGCAGGATGCTGCGGCGCACGGACTCCGGCCAGTAGGACTTCCAGGTGGTCACCCCAAGAGACCAGGCGAGCCAAGGTAATAAGGCCACCGGGCAGGTGTCGGGGTTCCATATCTCCCGCAGCGGGGTCGGCAGTTCGGTGGCGCGCAGCAACACGGTTTCCAGATGACGCTCAAGCGCAGTGGCATTGGGCGGTAATAGCGAATGACTCATTGCGCGATGCCTCCATAGACCACCTGAATGTCGTCACAGAAGGCCGCCTGATTGATACTGCAATGCACATCCGCGGCAGGTGAGCGCAGCTCAACCCGCTGCACACCGCCCACATGCAGCGCTGCATATAACCCGGACAGGGTGACACTGCGCCCGAGGCGGCGGTTATCATTGATGTAGGCTTTTACTGCGGTAATGGCGGACGATACCACCACCGTAGGATCGGGTCCTGCGAAGGTATAGAGCTGCGCATCCACGCGGTAATTCACAATCGTGGCACTGCGGGTATAGACGTTGTCCGTCAATGGCCGCAAGTCTTCGCCTGACAGGCGCGTGTTGACCGTATCAACCAACTCGCTGCTGGGCTCCCCGTTACCTTCACGCGATAACACGGTCACCGCCACATCGCCCGGCCGAGGATGGGGCAGCCCCGCATCATAAGTACACTGCAGCACCATGACGTTACTGGGCAACTGTTCCGCCAATGCCTCCGGCAGGGTGTAGGTGGTGAACTGTGGACTTTCCACGCTGGCATCCAGCACCCGGCCATCGGCACTGAGCGCATGATAGATATAGGCGCGCGCGGGCCCGGCCACCGATAAGCCATCCAGTGACAGCAGGATACGCTGGCGGAAGGGTTCATCTTCTTCATAGGTCGGCGGAATGGGCGTGGCGGCGGTGGGGTCGCCTGCATCAATCACCAGGCGTTTGACCCCAAGCAGGGCGGCGAGGTTATCCAGATCGGCATCGAGCGCATAGGCCAGCATGACCGCCTTGGCGGCTTCGTTGACGCGCTGGCGCAGCAGCATTTCCCGGTAGCTGACAATCTGCAGCAGCTTGTTGAGCGGCTCGGAGTCAAGCGCCAGCACCTCACTCAGGCTCGGGTCGAGGCCGATTAAGGCTGATGTCATCTCGCTGAGGATGGTCTCATAATCAATGGCTTCAATAATGTTGGGAGATGGCAGCTGGTTTAAATTGATGACACTCATGATGTAGCCCTATTGGTACTTGGCAGTGCGGTGGCCACACTTACCCGTAATTCACTTGGTACTGCTCATTGCTCTGGGTGTCGCTGCGCTGTACTTCCAGCGTGATAATGAGCTTGCCATCCAGGGCGCTGTTGCCCAGAGTAACGGCGGTAATACGCACCCGGGGTTCCCATTGGGTGAGCGCATCAACAATTGCCGCCATCAGGCGCAAGCGGGTGGCACCATGCTGTGGCTGGTCGATTAACTCAAACAGCGCTGAGCCGTAGTTGCGGCGCATCACCCGGCTACCAATGGGCGTACACAGAATGTCGCGGATGCTCTGGGCAATATGGTCGCGGGTACTGAGGCGCTGGCCGGTGGTCACATTCACTGTGGGCCTCCAGAAGTGCCGTTGCCGGTGTCCACGCCGCCATGTTTATGGGTACCGAAGTTAATGCCATCAATGCTGATACCGCCCTGATTGGTCATCTGGCCCTGATGGTCAATCGCGCCTTTAACCGATACGCCTTGGTTAACCGTGAGCTTTTTGGCGATAGAGACATTGCCCGTAAAGTCGGCGTTGGGGGTATCGATGGTGACCTTTTCGGACGCTTGCACCCGGGCGGTGTTGATACCCTTGGCGGTGAGGGCACCAACTTCGGGGTCATACTCAATCACCGCACCATCGGGGTAAACAGTGCGGTGGCGGGTCGGGTGGTCGTCAGGTTCGGGCAGCGCATCGCAATACAGCGCTGGCAACACATAGGCGTTGGTGACATCGCCCGAAAGCGACAGCAGCAACACCTGCTCACCTTTGGTTGGGCGCCAACTGCTGCGGGCAGTGCCTGAACGCTGGGTGAGATACGGCCGCCAATCAGTCAGCAGTTCACCGGATTTTACCCGGCACTCACCCGCCCGGACGGCTTCAACAGTGCCCAGGCGCAGCAGGTTATCAATACGCCGACGTAAGTCAGCAATAAGCGTGATGGCATTCATGGCCATCATGGTCGAGGGAGTAAATCAGTGAGGCAAGTGGTTGTGGGGGTGACTGAAAAAGATCTAACACTTGCGTTGTTTGCTCATTTTGTCAAAGTTTTGCTTTTTCGTGATGAGAACCGTTTGAGCTTTAAAGATATATAGTGCTAACTTACTGACAAGGCTAAGTTATTTTATTACCTCATGTCTTTGACTTTGAAGGCTTAGTGGAGTCTTAATGCGAAGTTTGGGTAATTCACTATGATGTTGCAAAGAACGTATGAATAACTATCTACAAATTCTGATGAAAGTGCTAGAAAAAATACCTTTTCTGGAATTTAGAAAACGTATGTGGGGATTTATTAAAAACCCAACGATTGATAATAGCTATGCTTCTATCACCCAGCTCCAGCATTCTGGAATTGATATATTCAATGCCCTTGGTTTTTTGTCAATAGTTTGTGTGTTTTTGGCGTTGTTCGAGCAATCTTGGACCGTATTTAAAGTAGTATCTGTTTTTAACCCCTTGTATATGATCGGTGTGCATATTGGAAATGGAGTTGTGTACTCGTTCACTCTATCCTCGATTTTTACTATTTGGTACTGCTTGAAGGTAGGTAATGTTAATCACTACAAAGATATTTCATACAAGATCTTTGCTCATGGATTGCGTATTTATGCTTTGTATGGCTTATTGTTAGGACTTTTATTTATAAAAAGTTACGGTGATTTTCTGCTTAACGGTATATGTCCTAAGCAATCATTTTCCCATTTGGGTTGGGCTACTTATATAGTGGTGGCCTTAGTATGGTGGCCTTTTAGGTTGCTAGTTAACCCAATATACAAACTAATGGCGTTTAATAATCACAAAAAAATTGCTTGGTTACTTGCTGTATTGATTTGTTTCACCAGTTTTCAACCATTAAAAATTATTTTGATAGGTAGTAGTGATAGGCTAGTTAATTATGAACAGCAGTGTAAAATATTTAAATCAGGTACCTTTTACAAAGGTATGGAAAGAAGCAGAAAAGAAAAAGCTGAAAACTATTTTTGTAACGCTACTCACAAGGGAGAGTAGTAACCTGCAGCCTAAAAGACACCATTGAACTCAGACACTGGGAGCCTTGATTAAGCATGGAGCAATTTGACCGAGTAGAAAGATATTTGAACAAAATTAGAAACGTATATTCTGGTGAAAATCAAATATTTTGGAAAGATCGAAAGATGGTGGAGGATGATATTCTTTCATTTTTCATCCACTGCCATCATCTGCAAGATTGGATTTTAACTCTCAACAGAGTTGGTGTGTCTCAGACTGAATTAAAAGGATTTATAGAAAAACATGATTCGTTAAAACTATGTGCTGACATAGCTAATAGGTCTAAGCACTGTAGACTAACAAAGAAGCAGTGGTCTAATGCTAAGCCGCATTTAGCTGGTCGTCAGTACACTAGCAACGGGGATGCAGACTCTCCAGGTATAAAAGGTAAGTTCACTATTATTACTAGGAATAAAATTGTTGATGTACTTGAACTTGCTGAAACGTGTTGGAAACTGTGGCTTGAATTTAGTGCAGAATTAGAAACAAAGTTCATATGCGACAATCAAAAACAGGCTTAAAAACTAGCTAGCCGTAACCTTAAGCTTAGTAGCCTATGATCGGGTATCCTCGTTTCCAATCTGTAAGTTATTTTATTGGAGAATTCAGCCAATCCAGCAGCAGTTCTTCCACTGCTGCTAGTTCTTCTTTGGTAAAGCCCAGCAGCTCGCGCTGTGGATATTGCACCTCGATATAACCTTTTAATCTTCCACGTAAACCGTATTGGTGTTCGCGTACCATGCGGCTGATGGTCGGCGTAAAGCTGACGGTGGCGGCGTTGGGCGTGGCCTGCTGCTTAAGCCATTTAGTGCGCACCAGCTTCTGAAACATTAATCTGCGTTTGATGTGCCCCGGCTGTGGTTTGCGTGGGGTGTAGGCGCTGCCGTCCGGGTTTTTGTTGGCCTTGATGCGTTGCGCCTGAGACTTGCGCAGGGTGACGGCGATCTGTTTGGCAAGTTGCTTACGCGCCTGTGGCGATAGCGCCTCAATCAGTCCGTCAAACGGGTCGTTAAGATGGCTTAAGCTGTCGGCGGCCATGGGGTCAGTTCCTGATTGACGTACAGGGTGTAATCGCCGGTTTCATCAAACTGTGGCTCCGGCAGATGTTCGGCGGTGAGTTGGCCGTCTTGTGTGCTCACTTTCACCCGCTCGGTGAGTGCCAGCGTGATTTCGATATCGCAGGTGGTGTGATTAATCAGCTCGGCCCGAAACTTAAAACCATTGGCGCGTTTATCGGGATTGCTTAAAAGTTCTGGCTGCTCGGTCGCCAGCCAGCCCAAAATCGGCACAATCAAGGTATCGGCATGGGCGCGGTAATCGGTCACCACAATGATGCAGTTGAACTGGTACTCATAACTGAGATTACCCTTGGCGGCGGTGGCGATGATGTTGCCGTTCTCGACAAAGATATGCAGCGCCTCGGGATGATGGCGCAGATGCGGTACCGCTTGGCTCAGCAGCTCGCGCAGTTGCTGCGGTTTATTCATGCGCTTTTTGCTCCTGCTGTTGCTGGCATTCCACTACCATATCGACCTGGGCGGCGCAGGCGTGCCAGGCCTGCTCTAGCTGGTCAATCTCCTGACTGAGCCCCTCGTTGCTTCTCGGGTTCGCCGGTGGGAGCGAGCAGGGCACTACGCGCGGACAGCCATTGTCGATAGGCGGCGCTGCCACTAAGGGCCGGTCGCTGGCGCAGGCGGATAATAGCAGTGGGCAGAGCAGTATCAGCCCAGGCTTTAACATCGGCGTATTCATGTTTCAGTTGCTCCAGTTGCTGCGACTGGGTGGCCGCAAGGTTGTTGGCTGTATTGAGGCGGCGACGCAGTTCCGCCTGCGCGGCCTGGTTCTGCTGGGCGGTTTTCTGGATGGCATCGATACTTTGCTGCGACTGTGCAACCGCAAGCTCTAACTTGCCGGCACGCTCGCGGGTATCCAGCAAATCGGTATAGAGCCAGTACATGACCCCCAAGCTCAGCAGTGCATAGACGGTGCCTGCCAGTAGCGCCTTACTCATAACCCTGTTCCTTCAGCAGCACATCGAGTTGCTGATAACTGCGCGCCAGCTTGATGTCATAGTTGTTGGCCTGATAGTTGGGGCCGTTGTAGCGCTTGGCAAACTCGCCCCATTTACGTTGCTGCAGTGCATGGTGTAGTTTGCTGTCGGCCATGATGAACTTGACCAGGGCATTGAGCTGTTCGGCTTCACTGGCGGCCATGGCGCGGCTCATGGCAATGGCCGAGTCATAACCCAGCAGTTGCCAGTGCATGCCCATTATCTGGAACATGCCCCAGCTGCACGCCTCAATGGCCGCATCTGTATCGAGTGAGCAGGCTGCGCGCAGCCGGCTGTATTCATTGGCGCCGCCGATATAGCCGCCGGGCTTGGGGTTACACAGATTCGGGTAACGCTCGGCCAGTGCATCCGCCTGGGCCTGGTCGGTAACGGCAATCTGGCGATAGAAGATATGCCGCTCATACAAAATCACCGCCTTGCCGTTATCAAAGAAACCGTTGCCTTGGGATTCCACATTGGCGAGGGCCACCATGGTTGCCAGTGCTATCTCCAACGTGTTTGCTGCCTGCTGCAAATCCCGCAGGGTCAGCAACTCCGGTCTGGCCTTGCCCGCAAGCCGTGCCAGCATGCGCGGGCCGACACTGCCGGTGGGTGGCAAGTCATTGTCCAACTGATAACGCAAGACTGCCTGACGGGTGGCCTCGCCATAATCCCCATCCACCGCAATCACGGTGCCTTGCTGCAGCAACTGCTGTTGCAGCCATTTGACCTGGTGCCCCTTGGCCCCAAATTGCAACATCATGCTTTCTCCTTAACGGGTTTTTGATGCAGTAACCAGCTCGACAACCGTGAGTGGGCAGCGCTGGCCTTGAACAGCTCCGCCAGATTGCCGTTGGCGCTGAATACCAGTACGGCTAACACCGCGTTTGCCAGTAATACGCTCCAGTGGGTGGCGTTGCCGACATGCAGCAGTGCCAGCAACGTCTGACTGCCACAGGCGACTGTCAGCAGATAGGCCAGTACTGAAATCCACGGCCGGTAACGGCGTTTGACAAAGAGCGCCAGGCGCAGCGCAATGGCGAGACAGATGAGGGCATTGAGTGTGGTCATTTCTTCCCCCTGAATGAACGGATGAAATCGAGCAGGGTGTCGGGTTCGCTGGTGAGCTTCTGCAGTAGCCTGACGACACTGGCAGCGGCAATAATGGACGCCATGGCCGGATTGACCGCAATGGTGCTGGGCAGCGCCAGGCTGAGCAGATTGGCGGCCCACTGGGCACACAGCAAACCACCCAGAAACGAGATGATAAACAGGCTGGCTTTACGCCAATGGCCGGAGCTGTCATCACTGATGATGAACAGCAGTGAGCCGGTAAAGGCGCCAATGACCACGCCGGGGTCCACTCCGGGCAGCAGGGTTAACAGGCCGGCGGTAAAAACGTAGGCAGTGGCGGTTGAGGTGGTAACGGGTTCGCTCATGTTCAGTCCCATAGCTGAATGTGTGAAGTAATGGCAGGCGCTTCGCTGAGCGCCGGCAGCAGAACCGCCGTGCCCAGCGGCAACACCGGCCCTTTGTCTGCCAGGTGCGGGTTGAGTTGCAGCGCCTTTTCGGTGACGCGGCGCGTAGCCCCCAGATGGCGCTGACACAGTAAGTCGAGGGTATCGCCCTGCTGGCTGTAGACGGTCATGCCCATCAAATCAGCTCCACCGTCACATGGGGGATATCCATCAAATCGCGGATGGCATAGGCTGCATCGCGCCGAAGGTCATCAATGGTGCTCTGCAGGTTGTCGCTGTCATCCTGCTTGGCGGCGGTGCTGTCATAATCGCTATAGCGCTCACTCAGGTTGGCTTTGGTGAGGCAGTACACCGCCCGCAGATAGAGGTATTGCCGCTCTGAGCTGCCGTTAATGGTGTGCGCTGGCACCGTGTCCAATGTGGTGTAGCCGTTATCCTGCTGACGCTGCTGCCAGAGCGCCAAGTCGCGGTTGACCAAAATCATCGCGTTAATGGCCGCATGCTGCAGCCGCTCGGCGGTGACGGTGCCATCCAGGCGCATGGTGAGCTGCAAGGCGGCTAAGTCGATATCCGGCCAAAAGCCATCATTGGTGACAGTGCCTTCACTGGCCGGTGCTGTGGCAATAAAACTCATGTGGCCTCCGCTATCGCGTCAGGGGAGGACGGTGGGCCCGCCATCCTGAAATCGTTATCTATTCATCAGGCGGGCGCCGTCCGGTGCGCGTGGTCGCTCGGTTAGCTGGCGGTATGACTACCGCCGTCTGGCTGTGAGGTGCCCAAGGTGCGGCCAAGCTTTTCCATCAGCTTTTTCACGCCCACCTTGTCGTTGTATTTGAGTGCGGTCTGGTACGCATCGAAGGCGGGCTGCAGCTGTTCTTCTGCTTCCAGGGCTTCGCCATAGGCGCGATAGAGCTTGGCGCGCACTTCGTCGTACATGTCACTGTCGGCGGTCATGGCAATCACCTCGGCAATGAGGGCGCTACTGACTGCGTTCTCGCTGCCCAGCAGGCGCGTTGCCACATCGGCCACCTCTTCGGCAAAGGTGCAGGGCAGACCGCGCTCGAAGCGGTCCGGCATGGTCAGGTCATGCTGGATGGCATAACGTCCAAGCCTGATGGCAGCAGCAATGTCGCCCACATCGATATGCCACAGCATGACCGTGGTCAGCACTTCATCCTGCTGGCCGCGGTTGGCGCTGAGTACCCCGTCCAGATACGGGGTGTACTGCGGCAGAAACTGGCGCTTTGCCTGAATTTTGCGGTCGATGGACTGCAGTGTTTTCAGCGCGCGGCGGTGCTCGGTGAGTTGCATCAGCATCAGTTCGTACTGGTTGAGGGCCTTTTGGTCGAGGGCGGGGTTATCCCCGCCACGTTTGGCCGCCAGTACCCGGTCGCGATGCGCTTGGGCAGGTGACATCATGATGAGGCTCCCTGGGTAAAGGTGATGTTTTCAGCAAAGGCAGCACAGCCATAGTCTTCCACCACGTAGGCATCGTTAGACGACTCGTAGTTTTCAATCTGATCACGTTTCGGGTTATCCACGATATGCCGGCGGCGGGCGCCTTCCTGCCAGTACAGGCTGAGGTTATCCATGCGGGTCACCAGAATGCCGTTAGCGGGGAAACTGGGTACGCGCACGGCCGGTAAGCCGCCGAGGCGTTTCTGGCTGATAATCAAATCGGCCGCCAGGGTTTCGGTGGGTTCGTGGTTCTTGTTGACGATAGGGAAATACTTATCCGCCAGCAGCTTGCGGCCACAGATAGCCACTAACTCGGTGTCGTCCTGGTACCAGGGTTCAATCAGGTTATTGACCATGTCGAACACCAGTGCATCCAGGTTGGCGTAGTCGGTGCCGATGATGATTTTACCGGAATCGGCCACCACTTCTTTCATGTGACGTTGCGGTGCGTACTCACGGATTTTCTGCAGCCAGCCCTTGTTCACATCCTGTAACAGCGGGTTGGTGCCACGGTCAGAGGTGGCGGCGCGGCTGGTGCCGTTAAAGCCAATCATAATGCGGTCCAGTGCCTGGCGTTTCAAAATGGTGTCACGAATGCGCGCCTGAAAGTCGGGGAACTTGGCCCACATATCGATTTTGGCGTAACGCAGCACCGTATCAAAGTTGGTCTGGGTGCAGTCATAACCCGCCGCATCCAAATCGGTCGGGTCGATGGCCTGACGGTCCTGCTTGGTGGTATCGGTGGTGCTGGCAATGGTGCTGTTGATGCCCAGCCCCAGCTTTTCACCGCTCTTTTCATTCACCGGGACGATGTTGATGCGGGTCAGGAACTCGGAGCTTTCCTGCATCCGGGTTTCCAGCGTCTGCTGCACACTGGGGGTGACAGTGAATTTGGTATTAGTGCTGTCCACGCCATTGAGGGCACACAACTGGTGGGTGTAGGCGTTGAACAGTTGACGGGTTTCGTTGCGCATATAGAAGACTCCTAGCAATCGGTTTTTACTGTGTTATCGCCACCGCTTGCAGGCTGGCGCTGGCTGTGGTGACCGGGTTCGTTATCCAACTGCTGTTTCAGGGCGTTGAAGTTGGCTGTAAGTTGCTCCAGCCCGGTACTGAGTTGGCCGAGCGTGGTTTGCTGACGGGTAAATTGCTGCTGCAGCTGGGCGTGACGGGTTTCAACATCGGCCGTGGTCTGGGCAATGGCTTCAACCGCCTGATGCACATCGCTAAATTCGTCACTGGTCACCTTGCTGGCTTTCCCCAGCAGGGCCTTGACGCGGTTGAATAGCCCCGAGGTTTGCGGCTCGTCGTCTTCAAACTCCAGCGTGGTTTCCACCGCCGCTGTAAACAAGTTGTCGGGTTTCTGCTTACGCGAGGCCAGCGGGTTGTGTTCACTCTTGGCCGAGAACGCCAGCATTTCGGTACCGAGGGAGGCAGGGGAATCGGTGACCGCCAGCCCGGTGAGGTAGCATTTGCCCGATTTAGCAAAGTTGGGGTCAATCTCCACCGAGGTATAGATTTTCTGGCGCGCCTTGTTCATCGCCAGCAAATCTTCGGTCGGGGAGATTTGCGCAAACAGCGCCAGCTTGCCGTCTTCGACCTTTTCCGCCTTGACGGCGGTGACATCGCCATAAGCCTTAAACGGTGAATCCGGCAGGATGCCGCGAATATGCTCCAGCCAGATACGCGCGCCATATTTGGCGGTGTTGTAGCTTTCGGCGATTTCTTCAATCCAGTTGCGTTGGATTTCGCGACCGTCAGTGGTGTCGCCTTCGGTAAACACCCGGAAGAATTTGGACTTTTTCATGATAACCCTTTGGCATAAGTGGCTCGGACGTGACTGTTGCTATGGTCAGAAGGGGGGCTAAAGGGGTCAACGTAGCCGGAGGGTGACACACAGCAGCTACCGCCCCCATGAGCCAAACTCTGGCCGCCACGCTTTTACACTGGCGCTATTGTGTGATTGCCCAGAGTTGTTATGTCCGATATCGCCGAGTCGCTCCTGCAAACCAGTCCGCGCCAGCAGGCCAAACACCTGTACTGGCAGGGCTGGTATGTGCGGGATATCAGCCAGCATCTAGCTGTGCCAGAAACCACCGTGTCTTCCTGGAAAAAGCGCGATGGCTGGGATGACGCCAGGCCGATTGACCGGGTGGACGCGGCGCTGGAAATGCGCATGGTGCAGCTCATTGCCAAGCCCGATAAAGACGGACGCGATTTTAAAGAGATGGATTTGCTTGGGCGGCAGCTCGAGCGCATTGCCCGTATCACCCGTTACCAGAATGGCGGCAATGAAGCGGATTTAAACCCCAAGGTGCATCACCGTAATGCCGGCGACAAGCGCAAGCCGGTGAAAAACCTTATCACCGATGAACAGCGCGACAAGCTGTGGGCCGCCTTCAATGCGCAGATGTTTGATTACCAGCGCACCTGGTACCAAGCGGGCTTAAGCCACCGTATCCGCAACATCCTCAAATCGCGGCAAATCGGTGCGACTTACTATTTCGCCCATGAAGCGCTGCTGGATGCGATTGATACCGGGCGTAACCAGATTTTCCTGTCTGCCAGTAAGGCGCAGGCGCATGTGTTCAAGCAGTACATTCTGGCGTTCGCGCGGGATGTGGCCGAAGTGGAGCTGAGCGGTGACCCGATTGTGCTCGCCAACGGCGCCATTTTGTATTTTCTCGGGACGAATGCCCGCACCGCGCAGTCGTACCACGGCAATTTGTATCTGGATGAATACTTCTGGATCCACAAGTTCCAGGAGTTTCGCAAAGTGGCTTCCGGCATGGCGATGCACAAGAAGTGGCGCCAGACCTATTTCTCCACCCCGTCATCGCTGAACCATGATGCGTATCCCTTCTGGTCCGGGGCGCTGTTTAACCGCGGCCGACCCAAGGCCGAACGTATCACCCTGGATGTGAGTCACCCGGCGTTAGCCAATGGCCGTGCCTGCGAGGACAGCCAATGGCGCCAGGTGGTCACCGTGGATGATGCCATCCGCCAGGGCTGTAACCTGTTTGACCCAGACACCCTGCACCTGGAATACAGCCCGGAAGAGTACCAGAACCTGCTGATGTGTGAGTTTATCGATGATTCGCAGTCGGTATTCCCGATGCAGATGATGCAGCGCTGCATGGTAGATGCGTGGGAAGTGTGGACCGATTACAAACCGTTTGCGCCAAGGCCGATGGGCATGCGCGAAGTGTGGATTGGTTACGACCCGGCCAAAGGCGGGCAGGGTGACAGCGCTGGCTGCTCGGTGATTTGCCCGCCGATGGTGAAGGGCGGCAAACACCGCATTATTGAAAAACACCGCTGGGCGGGCATGGACTTTGAGGCGCAGGCCAACCAAATCCGTGAACTGACCCGGCGCTATCACGTCACCTTTATCGGGATTGATACCACCGGCCTGGGTGAATCGGTGTACCAGCTGGTGAAGAAGTTCTTCCCGGCCACGCCGTTCCTGTATACCCCGTCACTGAAAGCGCAGATGGTCATCAAAGCCTATGACGTCATCAGCAAGGGCCGACTGGAATTTGATGCCGGTTGGACGGATTTAGCTCAAGCCTTTATGTCCATCCGCAAAACGCTGACCGCCTCGCAGCGGCAAGTGACCTATGAATCCTCGCGCAGTGAAGAAACCAGCCATGCCGATATCGCCTGGGCCACCATTCACGCGCTGTATAACGAACCGCTCGATATAAGCGACAACACCACCTCAATGATGGAGATTTACGACTGATGTCAAACGACACACTTGAAACAACTGAACCCAATCACCGCATTGAGGTGTTTACCTTTGGGGAGCCGATGCCGGTGTTATCGCAACGGGAGATTTTTGATTACCTGGAAGCCATGAGCAACGGCAAATGGTACGAGCCGCCCCTATCCATGAATGGCCTGGCGCGTATCTACCGTGCGGCGGTGCATCATGCCTCCGCCATTCAGGTGAAGCGCAACATTCTCAAGGCGTGTTTTATCCCGCACCCCAAACTGTCGCTGCACGAGTTCACCAAACTGGTGATGGACCTGCTGATTTTTGCCAATGCCTATTTGCAGCGCATTCCCAACCGCACCGGCGGCACGGCCAGCTATCAGGTGAGCCCCGCCAAATACACCCGGGTGGGCATCAAACCGAACCAATACTGGTGGGTACCGAACCTGGCCGATGAAATGGCGTTTGCACCCCATGAGCTGTTTCACCTGATGGAAGCGGATATCAACCAGGAGATTTATGGCGTGCCGGATTATGTCGCCAGCATGAATTCCAGCCTGCTGAATGAATCGGCCACCCTGTTTCGGCGCCGTTACTATGAGAACGGCAGCCACGCCGGCTTTATCCTGTACCTGACAGACTCTAACGTGAACAACCAGGACGTGGATGCCCTGCGCAAGAGCCTGAAAGAAAGCAAAGGCCCCGGTAACTTCCGCAACCTGTTTTTACACTCGCCCGGTGGTAACAAGGATGGCATGAAGTTGATCCCCGTGGCCGAAGTGGCCGCCAAGGATGAATTTCTATCCATCAAGAACGTATCACGCGATGACCAGTTGGGTGCCCACCGCGTCCCCCCGCAACTGATGGGCATCATGCCCAACAACACCGGCGGCTTTGGGGATGTGGAAAAGGCCGCCAAAGTGTTCGATGCCAACGAACTCGAGTGCATCCGCCAGAACCTGCTCAGCATTAACGACTGGGCAGGGGAAGAGATTATCCGGTTTAAGGCGTTTAGTCTGGTGGCATCGGTTGGCGATTAAGCACTTGGCAAGCGCTGGTGCAGGGCGGTGTCAGCGTATAGCCGTGCTATTGTGTGCCACAGCGCTAAGACTTGTTGCTCTGTCATCATGAACTAATTGACCAAATTTTAGTAATGCTACCAAATGAGTACTCTGGCAGTGACAGATCTAGTGTTCGCTCAATGACAAACATTCTACTTTATCAAAATAATGAAGGACTCAATTGACTCGTTTGGGGCCCTATAATAGATTTATACTCGCAAAGGGGAGTAACTTCATTGTCGGTAGATCGTCATCACGATGCTTAAAGCATCCGGTCGCTGAGCAACCTATTTGGATGGTTGTAAGTGAGACCTTGCCGGAAGGCGAGGTCTATTGCTGCTCAAAATCAATGGCTGACACTTTCTGTGTTGGCCATTTTGTTTTTAAGGAGTAGCTATTTTATGACAACAGTCGGAACACCTATGCTTTGGGGCGCTTTTGCTCTCATAGTTTTTACAATGCTTGCTATCGATTTGATGATTCAAGGTCGCCGAGGCGAGTATGGCATGTCCGTCAAGCAAGCCGCAGTTTGGTCAGTTATTTGGGTATCAATATCATTAACGTTCAATGCAGGTCTTTGGTGGTATTTAACCAAAACTACTGGAAGTGAAGTGGCGGTAGAGCAGTCTGTCGCATTTTTAACTGGGTATTTAATTGAAAAGGCCTTAGCGGTTGATAATCTGTTTGTCTGGCTAATGTTGTTCAACTATTTTGCGGTTCCCGCTTCCTTACAGCGCCGAGTGTTAGTTTATGGTGTTATAGGCGCTATCATATTGCGAACATTAATGATTTTCGGTGGCAGTTGGTTAATCTCCCAATTTGACTGGCTATTATATGTATTCGGCGTTTTTTTAATTTTTACCGGTGCCAAAATGTTTTTTGGCAGCGAGGAACAAGAAAATACCGCTGATAATCCTCTAATCAAATGGTTACAACGACACCTTCGAGTTACTAATACGCTAGAAAATGAGCATTTTTTAGTAAAACGTAATGGACTTTGGTATGTCACACCGTTGTTTTTGACATTGGTGATGGTTGAACTGAGTGATGTCATTTTTGCCCTTGATAGCATTCCAGCGATTTTTGCCGTTACAACAGATCCTTTCATCGTACTGACCTCCAACTTGTTTGCGATTCTAGGTCTGAGGGCAATGTATTTCTTGCTAGTCGGTATGGCAGAAAAGTTCTCGTTGCTTAAATATGGGCTAGCCGTCATTTTGCTTTTCATCGGGCTAAAGATGGCAATGGTTGATTTCATTCATATACCGGTTGCGATTTCGCTTGGGGTAGTTGCAATGATTCTTGCAGTGACTTTGGTTGCTAGTATTTTTATTAGACAGAAAGATAATTAGTTTCGACTTACTGTAATAGATTGATTTGGGGCAGGTAGCAGTCTGAATGGGCTGCTCTATATTTATGCGTTATGCTGCGTCAAGCTGGTGTAAAACGCTTGTGGCCCAAAAAAGAGTATTCATATAAAGCAGCTTCGGCTGCTTTCTTTTTGCCTCAATTTTACCCCAGGCAACCCCCAGCGCGCGCGCTCGACCCCACGCCGCGCCTGCGCGCTTTATCGAATGAAAAGAACGCAGTTACTCAGCCTGATAAACTCAGGCCAGCAGCAGGGGCAAGCGGAAAGATCGCTAAGCGGAAAACTACGCAAAACTACGCAAAAACGATCTGAAAAGGATCAGACCGCCTTAAACTTGTCATGCAGCTTATGAGGATAGAGCTGGGTGTAGACTTGCCAAAGAATATTTAGATTTCTATGCCCTGTTACCTGGGCGACTTCCTCAATGGAATAACCTGCTTCAAACAATCGGCTGGCACCTTCACGCCGCAGATCATGGTAATGCAGGTCAGTGATGCCAAGAGCATTGCGGACACGTTGAAATCCAGCAGTGACAGATTTTTCGTTGTAGGGGAATATCCGGTCGTCGGATTTAGGTTGCCGCTTAATGATTTTGAAGGAGTCACCAAGCAATGGCACTACCATGTGGTTCCCATCTTTTTTGCGTGGGTCTTTCCTATCACGAACGATCACGGTCTTATTCTTTTCATCTAAATCGCGCCAGGTGATCCGGCAGACTTCGCCAATGCGCATACAGGTTAAGATACTGAAATCAAGAATATCGACAAAAGGGATAGCACCACCGTGAGCATTGCCCATACGTTGACGTAGGCCTTTTCGTAATTTATTCAGTTCATCAGTGGTTGGGCGTCTGGTACGTTTTTGGCTTTTGCCGACGAGCTTCATGTCGATTAGAACGGGAACTGCTTCTTCAAAAACTTGCCAGTTAGCCTCTATATCCCAAACCGCTTTTGCTTTTTTCATCACGCTGCGAAGATATGCCACATCATGGTAAATAGTTGCAGGCCCCGCGCCAGCTTCTCGGCGATTTTTACAGTGCTGGATAATGTCAGACGCTTTGAGCTGATCAGTGCGCACTTGAGCAATATCGCAGTCCATTAACATCTGGATCACGTAACGCTTTGTTCTGCCGGTATTACTCCATAGATCATGATCTTCATAGAATAAATTCAGCAGTTCAAAAATGGTGCTGGTTTTGTGCTGTTCTGTAATGGCCTCGTTTTCAATTGCTGTACAGCGTAAAATGCCCCACTCTTTAGCAATCTGATGCTTGCCAAAAGTCTTGGACTCGCTGCGACCATCAGAAGCTCTAACTAAGCACCGATAACGAGTATCACCCTTTGCGGTTTTGCGGGGTTGAATAGTGTAGTTAGCCAT